GTGGATGTACAGAGCAGAGCTACGAAGGCTTTTAAGGAAGCCGTCGCAGAAGGAGGGGAGGTAATAACCTCCAAAGAGGAAAAAGATATTAGGAGGCTTCAGGATGCTATGTTAAGAAACGAGAAAGTGTTATCGTACTTGAAAGGTGCCGACTTTGAGATCCCTCGAGTCGATGAGTTGGACGGTATGCCTTTCCGTGCGAAGGCCGATATACTACAAGGCGACCATATTATAGACCTTAAAACGACAAGCGACTTAAACGCCTTTAAATATTCTGCCTACAAATATGGCTACGACATACAATGTTATATTTACTGCAACCTATTTGGCGTACCTCCTGAGAATTTCCACTTTGTCGCTATCGACAAAGGGAGTCTCGATATAGGGGTGTACCATTGTAGCGAGGAATTTTACGAGAGCGGTAAGAAGCGAACCCAAAAAGGTATTGAGCTTTATAAAAAATTCTTTGTTGACGGGATAGATTTAGACGGATATTATATCGAAGAGACTTTATGAAAACAGAATTAGTTTCGATTGATCAGGTGCAGTTATCCCCTGATAACCCACGAGTAATTAAAAACGATAAGTTTAGAAAGCTCGTTAAAAGCATAGAGGAATTTCCCGAAATGTTAAAAGTGCGGCCTATCGTGGTCGACGACGATATGGTAGTACTTGGAGGCAATATGCGCCTCCGAGCTTGTTTAGAGGCAGGACTAAAGGAAGTGCATATATTAAAAGCCTCCGAGTTTAGTGATGACCAAAAAAAGGAGTTCGTTATAAAGGATAACAGCAGCTTCGGCGAATGGGATTGGGAAACATTGGCGAACGAGTGGGATGTAGAAAAGCTCGACGAATGGGGTTTAGATCTGCCTAGTATGGCTCATACGGAGGAAACGTATACGACTAAGGTGGAAAGCCCTATATATGAAACAAAGGTCGTTAAACCGACTGCCTCAGAGCTGTACGACTTACATAAGTATAACACCCTGCTTAGTGATATAGAGAAAGCCGATATATCAGAGGCCGATAAGCAGTTCTTAATGTTTGCAGCAATGCGACATATTAAATTTAACTACTCTAAAATAGCGGATTACTACGCACACTCGGATAAGGAGGTTCAGGAACTAATGGAGAATAGTGCGTTAGTTATTATAGATTACGACAAAGCCATCGAAAAAGGCTTTGTGCAGTTATTTAAAACCTTTGATGAACTGAGCGACTTAGATGGATAACTTCGTAGCGTTTATATTGACACACGGAAGGCCTGATAATGTAATAACTTATAAGAGCCTGAGAAAGCACGGATATACGGGCAAGGTTATTGTCGTAATTGATGACGAGGATAAAACGGCAGATCAGTATTACGAGAAGTTTGACGACGTAGAAATGTTTAGCAAAGAGGCTATCGCAAAAACATTCGATGAGGGGGATAACTTTAACGATAGAAGATCTATCGTGTATGCTAGGAACGCTTGCTTTGAGATAGCTAAAAAGAGGGGCTATAAATACTTTATACAGTTGGACGACGATTATACGGGTTACGAATATAGGGTATACAATGAGGCCAAGCAGAAACCTATACGAATTAAAAACCTCGATAATGTATTTGGGGCTTTGCTAGACTTCTATAAAAAAACAAACTTTGCGACCATCGCAATGGCGCAAGGTGGCGATTTCATAGGAGGTAAAAATAATAAAATGGCAAAGCGACCTACGATATATCGAAAGGCTATGAACTCTTTTATCTGCTCTACGGATAGACCGTTTTTATTTCAGGGCAGGATAAACGAGGACGTGAATACGTACACGAGTGAGGCTAGTAAGGGGCTACTTATGGGAACAATACCCTTAACTGCATTGATCCAAAAAACTACCCAAAGTAATAAGGGAGGAATGACGGACATATATTTAGATAACGGGACGTACGTAAAGTCTTTTTATACGGTGATATTCTCCCCTTCCTCTTGTAAGGTTAAGCCAATGGGCGATACCCATATGCGATTGCATCACGCAATCGATTGGGAAAGAGCCGTGCCGAAAATAGTGAGAGAAAGCCTGAAACAATGAACAAAACCGAACTACATAAAAAGGCAGTGATTGATGCGCTAGAGAAAACGCTAGGAGTCGTAACGACTGCGTGTAAGCAGGTAGGCATAGGCCGTACCCAATTCTACGAGTGGCTAAAGACTGACGATGAATTTCGTAAGCAAGTGGAGGACATTCAAAACGTGGCGTTAGATTATGCCGAGAGCCAACTGCATAAGCAGATAGGAGACGGCAGCACAGCCGCAACAATATTCTATTTAAAGACAAAGGGAAAGAATCGTGGATATATAGAAAGGCAAGAGATACAGCACGACGGAGGCGAGGGCCTACGCATCGAGATTATAGATGGCAACGATACAGACTAACTGCGTATTTAAGCACCTAGAAAATAGCCAAAATAGAATTATAGTCGAGCAGGGTGGTACACGTTCAGGTAAGACTTATAATATTTTAATTTGGTTAATAATTTACTGCCTGCGAGAAGAGAACACGGGGCAGGTTGTTACGATATGTCGTAAAACCTTCCCTGCGGTACGTGCCTCTGTGATGAGGGACTTTTTCGAGATCCTAGAGAGAGCAGGAAGATATAACCCCGACAACCATAATAAGAGCAGCAGCGAATATTACTTGGGTGGTAATATGGTAGAATTTATATCGTTAGACCAACCGCAAAAGGTTAGGGGTCGTAAACGTGATATGCTTTTTATTAATGAGGCTAACGAATTGCATTTTGAAGATTGGCAGCAATTAATAATGCGTACCAATGGACGTATTATAATTGACTACAACCCATCGGACGAGTACCATTGGATTTATGATCGGGTAATAACACGAGACGACGTTGACTTCTACAAAACTACTTACCTCGATAATCCATTCTTACCAAGTAACATTATATCGGAGATTGAGAGGCTCAAACAAACCGACGAAAATTATTGGAAAATATACGGTCTTGGTGAAAGAGGCCAAAGCAAGGCGGTTATCTTCTCCTATCAGGAGGTAAGTAATATACCTGAGGGGGCTTCGTTAGTTGCCGCAGGGATGGACTTTGGGTTTACTAATGACCCTACGACTTTGATCGTAGCCTATCGTAAGGACATCGACCTATACTTCCAAGAACTGATTTACGAGACGGGGCTAACTAATAGAGACATACACCACAAGCTGCAATCGCTAGGCTTTGATAAGAGGACGGAGATATTCGGAGATAGCGCAGAGCCTAAATCGATAAAGGAGTTGCAGCTATTTGGGTGGAATATAAAGCCTACGGCAAAGGGTGCCGATTCCGTTATGGCAGGAATCGATATGCTAAAGCGATACCGATTGAATGTAATTAAAGGAAGTGTAAACTTGATAAAGGAATTTAGAAACTATAAATTCGTAGAGGATCATAACGGTAAGGTTCTCAATAAGCCGATAGATGCATATAACCACGCTATCGATGCAGCGAGATACGCTACCTACAACAGATTAAGCCGACCAAACTACGGGAGGTACGCAGTAAGATAATAACGTTATTTAAATATGGAAATCGATATTATAGTTCCTGAGGGGCTACACGACATTAAATTAGAACAGTACCAAAAGTTCGTTGCCTTGAAGAGTAAGGACGAGCTATTTTTGGCACAGAAGTGCGTAGAAATCTTCTGTAATGTTCCTCTTATACTTGTGGATAAGATGTCGTATAACGATGTTAGGCAGATCTCGGCAAGGGTCTTTAGTTATTTCAATCAAAAGCCCGACCTCGTGGTAAAGAAAAAGCACGGGGGTAAGCAATTTGGATTTGTGCCTAACTTAGAACAGATCACGTTAGGGGAGTTTACCGATATAGATTCTAATATAACGGATTGGCGAAATATGCACCGTGTTATGGCGGTGCTGTATCGACCTATCGTTAGCGAGGTGGGTAAGTACTACCAAATAGAAGAGTACGACGGTACAGACAAGTACGCCGAGCTTATGCTATCAATGTCGCTCGATGTAGTTATGGGTAGCCTTGTTTTTTTTTATCATTTAGGGATCGACTTGTCGGTAGCTATGACGGCATATTTGGAGGAACAGACCAAAGCGACCTCAGCGCCCAAGCGAACTTTGGTAGAAAATGGGGATGGTACGGAAGCTTTTATGCGCTCGCTAAAGGTAGCGTTACAGAGTTTGAAAGGGTTAGTCGACTCCCCCTCCATACCGCACTAACGTACCTTGAATTTGAGAAAGAAAAGAACGAACTAGAAAGAAAACTATTAAAGATATGAGAGGGTACTACGACCTATTAGAAAAACTTAGGGTATCGCTAGAGGCGAACCCTAGTATTAACACAGTAACGGAGGGCGACTTAATGGATGTGGACCTAGCGAAGCAGACGATATTTCCTTTGTCGCATATCATTGTGCAGAATGCTACGTTTGAAAGCACGACTATAACTTTCAACCTTAATATTTTGTTTATGGATTTGGTCGACTTTAATAAGGACGAGCCAAAGGCCGATATTCCGTTCCGAGGTAATGATAATGAGCAGGACGTACTAAATACTATGCTAGCCGCAGCGAATAAGCTGTGGAGTGATCTATCGAGAGGCGACCTATTCGTAGATAAATACCAAATAAGTGGCACGCCATCCTGCGAGCCATTCGTTGAGAGGTTCGACAACCAATTAGCAGGGTGGGATATGACCGTAAGTATTACAATAGCCAACACAGATATAAGCG